CTCCTCCTGGTCCTTGTATGACAAATATTTTTCTGTCTTTGAAGTATTTTATCATTTTATCTGTTAAGTAACTGAGTCCCATTTTTTTAGACATTAAGCTGAATTCTGCTAGTCTATCGTCTGTTGTGATAAGGCCAGTGTTAATATCAATATGATCTCGTCTTTCGAAAGTTGACTTTGTGATATATCCTGTAACGTAATTTGTGGTTTTTGCTTCATTATTAGGGTATTCTAGGGTAACTATGCCTTTATTCCATATTTTATCCATTTTTAAGGGATCTCTTATAAGTGAGTGGGGTACATTGAACATAACTGCGTGATAGTGAGGTCTGGTAGTGTGATGTTCTGCTCCGTATTCTCCTACTGCGTAGTATTTAATTCTATGTTGTTTATTAGATTTAGGGCATTCTATCCTAAGTTTTTTCATGAATAGTTGAAAGTCCTTTTTATCTAAGGTTGCGAATCCATTTTTTGATTTCGGTAAGTGTTCGTCTGCGTACGTAAGTGTTAAGAATGAGACTGATTGTGATTGCTTTGCTTCTTGATGTAATCTGAATGTCCAGTGTCTGGCTCTGCGTTTTTTACATGTTACACATTTGCCACAAGGGACGGGGGTTACTTTGTTTTGACCCCTAGTATTGGTATATTGATTTTTAACAAAATAGGGGCTGAAACATTGCATAGTTTAGAGTCTTATTCCTCCTCGAGCTACTCGGTAGGAGTTGTATTTTTTACTTTTACTTTTTTGTCTTCTTACTGATTTTTTGAATGATCTGTGTATTCTTCTTCTTTTGATTCTTTTACTTCTTCTGTGCATTTTATTATTGGGTTTAGATTGTTGGTGTTCCAAAGTAAGGCATTGGTCGTCTTGCTTTGATGTTATTATGTAAGTATACGTATAGGTCTTCTGAGTCTGATTCCTGTACTGCAAATATTCTTGATACTTCGTCTGCGTCCATTTCTATAAAGTCCTGGTTTAATGCGGGGCGTGATCCAAAGATTCTACCCATGTGCCAGAAGTTTAATGATTTTCTCATTTCTCCGTGTACTGATGAAGGGATGTATTTATATTCTGCGTATCTAGGTGTATAACCAAAGGTGTCTTCGTTTTTATTATCTGTTATATCGTTGTAAAGTTCCATATTTTGAATAGGTTGTTCTCCGATGTTTGCGAATGATGGCCAGAAGTAATCGAATTTATCGAATTTTAAGAAGTGTTTAGGTACTCCTTGTTGATAAGCTGATTTTGGCATTACTGACATTATTCCTATGATATATCCGTGTTCTTCGCATTTGTAAGCGATTCTATTTGATGAACCTACTGATACGGCGTGTCCTGCCATATTACCTTGGGGAGTCTCTCCAGATATCGGTGCGTCAGATGCTGAGTTTGCCGATGTTTGTAAAACTTCACTTATGGATATAGGTGTGGCGGATCCCCCAAGGAATTCTGGTCTTTGAAGTCTTGCGTCTGAGGATTGTACTCCAAAGTGTGCAAGGATGACCTCTATGTATCTAGATCCACCTCTAGCGTTCCTTTCCATCCATTCTTGTAGTCTGAATGCTCTTCTTAGTTCGTTTATTGATGCTGCTGTTGAGTTTTTTAAGTCTGCAACGTGTGTTTTTGTGACGTCTGGGTTATATTGTTCTGTTGCCGTTCCTGAGTTTACATCTCCTAATGTTCCTGATGAGTCTGTTTTTAATAAGGTGTTTAATCCTGTCCATTCTGCTCCGCCAATTGATTGAGGTTTTCTCATATATGTGTAGTCTTCGTCTCCTGGGTTTGGTCCTGAGTAATCTCCATATTTTAATGGGGCTTCTATACCTAGTGGAATTGTTGCTTCTGGTCCTTTTTGTGTCCATGGTAAGGCTGATGTAAAGTAGTCGTGTTGCCATGCTCTTTTTTGTAGTGTCCAAAAGGCTGAGTAGTTGTTTGCTCCTGAAGATAATTTGTCTTCTTTAGGTAATGATAGGTTTTCGTCCATGTAATAATCGTTGTATATTTTATTATACATTGCGAATGGTACTGCTGAAATTGTGTCTGTTTTATGGTCTCCGTCTGGTAATCCCATGTAGTCTGCTAGTGATCCGATGTTAACATCTATGTCTAGGGCTGATTGTAATACTGGGAATGCGGGTTCTTGTAATCCGTCTAGTCCTCCTGTTATAAAGTCTTCCCATTTGTCCCATACTAATCTAGTTGGAACGAAGAAATAGTGTGTATAGACTGATGCTCTATGCATTATTGGGGCTAACATAGGTGCGAACCTAGTTAAGTTTGTTGATTTTATGCTGAATGAGTCGCCTGGTACACATTCTAAGGCTAGTGTAGGGATAAGCTCTCCCATTTTTATTGACATTTTTTTATCGTGGCTTAAATCGAATGTATTGTGTGCGGGACGTGGCATTGCCACTTTACTGAATATGCTCATTTTGTTGTTTATTTAATATTAGATATAATGATTTTGATTGACGTCTTAACTGACGTTGTTTTTTTACTTGGTGCATTATTTGTTGTTCTCGTCTGTGCATTAGTTCCATGGGTCTGATTTCCAATAGTCATTGTCTTTCCATTCTGGTTTCCAGTTAGGGTCTCCTGGTATTGTTGCTCCTAGATCTCCGAACCATTCTCGTAATTCTGCTGCGTTGTTTAAGTCTACTCCTGATACTAGTGACCAGATTCTGAATCCTAAGGGGTCGGTTGGTCTGATACCTGCTTTTGCTAGTTTTGCATTTAATGCTTCTACGTGTGTTTTAGATTTTGCTACGTTTCCCTCGGCTATTGCTTTTTGAGTTTCTGCTGCATATCTTGCAATGTGTCCTGATTGTTTGTTAGACATTGCTTTTGTTTTTAATTGTTCTTGAACATATAGTTCTGTACTTCTTTTAACGTCTAAGTCTCTTGCTAGTATATCGTTAATCATGTTGCCTTTAGCTACTTTAGCTTGTGTGCCTGTTAAGTTTGCTTTTTCTAATTCTGTAAGAGTTTTAGCGTCGTTTAGTGTTGATAAAGTTTTTAGGTTATTAGTTTGTGCTTGGAGTTGCCCTGCTTGGAATCCTGGAATTATAGGATTCTCCACCGAATATGGTGCTGCCTTTGATGCGTGTTGTTGCGCTCCTGCGTTTCCTACTGCTGATCCTGGGGAATTACCATATATCATATTTGGGTTTAGTCCTGCTGATTTTAACCTTTCCATTTGTTGTAAGGGATGATTGTACTTATTTTGTCTTTCCCAAGATTGCCTGTTATACTTGTCTGCATGTCTTTGGCGTTTTCTTGCTCCTCTATTAGAGAGGCCTGTTGATGCTATAGAGCCTATTGCTCCTATTGCTGCTGCTAGTGGGAATGGCATATTATTTCCTGTATAAGTTGATAAGTGTGGGCTTGAATAAGTTCCTTGTCCATTTGGCATTATGCTTTTTTTAATTTAGGTTTATCGGTAGGGGTAGAGACTTCTATCTCTTTTAGTTGTTTATTAGTCATTCTAATAGTTTGTTTTACTCCCGT